TTGGATAGTTTGGTAATGTACCACTAGATACAGAACCAGCATCATTTTCTGCAATCTGTATTTGTCCAATCTTTGAGAAAGTACTTTTAACTAAACCAAAAACAAATGATGTTATAGTTTGCGTGATTTGTGTAAAATGAGTGTCAGATAAAAAACTTCCTACTGTTGTATTGAAATTTCCATTATTAAGCATCTTTAAAGAAGTTTTATCATTCTTTAATTCAGCATTTCCATCAGTTCCAGTATTTAAATCTATTGAAAACTTACCATTTTTAACAACTTGACCTTGATCAATTATAATATCATTTGCTCCAGTTGTATTATTTAATCCTAAAACATCTGGTAACCCTTGTGTTTCTGCCTGACTTACTGCACTAACAACACCATTTTCATCTTTTTTCTTCCATATTCCATCCGTATCTAAGAATAAAGTAAATGATCCAACTGGTGCATCAGGAACACTTGCCGCTGCTATTTGATTTATAATATATTCACTCATGTGTTAAAAATTTGACCATTATTAACTAACTGACCGTTGTTTGTTATCGCTCCATTATGAACGACTAATTGACCACCATTATCTATTGTAAAGATACTATTATTATCTAAAATAAGATTATAATAAAGGTTGTATTGAACACAATCCTGTATGTTTATACTATCACCAGATTTAAAATGGTATTTTATGCCATTACTTGAACCACCACCTGTTGAACTTATTTCTAAAGTGCAATCATCAACCTTTGTTATTGTAATGTTGTTACCAGCCTGTAAAATTTCTTCTAAATCACAAGCATCAATACTGTTATTTAAATTGTAATTTTTCAAGGGTATTGTTTATAATGTATTTTTATAGTTATATTTCCAGATGTATTTGATTCTGGTTCTATCCTTACTCTAAACCAATTAGCAGTAAATCCACTTTTTTCAATCTGAATTTCAGTATCATCTATTGGAAATGATCCATCTAAATTACATTTGTTAGATAACGTGTACCAATCACTTGGTAAAGGATTGCATTTACCAGGATTAAAGCCCCTTTCAATAAATAGTTTTGGAATATCATTTAATCCAGAAGATTCAACTATAAGTTCCCAATCAGTTCTTTGTTCAAGATTGATTGGTTCGCTTATGCTTTGAATTGAAGCATCAACATTGTTTAATAATGTTAAATTTCTCATATACCACTAGAATATTCTAATAATTGTACATTTTCTTCTGGATAAGCTGATGTATCATCACATATAAACCATTGAATTTCTTTATAGTTCTTTACCCCTTGATTATATGATTCAATCAAATTATAGCCGTTATAAGGTAAAATAGAACTAACTTCTGATACTGTTCGCATAACACCACTATCTGTTTGTTCATAATTTGTATCTCTCACGTAATGAAAGTAAATAAATTGAACCAACATTTTAACCATCCCATCACTTGATCTAATACAACTATCTTTATCAATATCAAAAGAGTTGTAAATATCTAAGAATCTTTGTGTTTGTGGAACTTGTGGTGTTGTTGCAGTCAAATCAGCAACAAAAAGATTATACAAATCAGCCCCCATAAGATTCATTAAATAGTGTTTTTCATACTTTTCAATGTACAAAGATAAATCACCATAAACTGATTGACTAACTTTGTATTCACCTATAAAATCTGTTGTTTGTACTAATCCCATTTTTTATTTTAATTTTGCAGCCTTTTTTTCTACTAATATTTTTGCAATCTCTTTTGTAACTCTATATTCTTTACCTTCTTCCATGTGTTTGTGATCAATTGCAATAATCATTACCTTTTCACCAATAGCACTCCAATCAATAGATTTATTTTGTGGCTTTGCCTTTTGTTTTTTGTTTTGTATTTTTTTCTTTTCCATAACTCAACGTCTTTTAACTCCAAAAGCCCGTACATTTCTGCACAGGCTAAAGGAAATTAGGAAACTAATTATGAAGTTTCTAATGCTGCTTTATCAGTAGCAAACACACCACTAATAAATGCAGTTCTATCATTGTTTTTAACAATAACCAAACCTCTCCATTCAGCCAAAACTGTTAAAAGGTTCTTAGTGAAATCATCTGAATCTCTTCCGATTTCGATACTCATTGATCCTTTATCATAAACAGTAGCTAAATCAAAGTTACCAATTAAGTATTCACCATCAGTTACCAATGTAGTTGGAACTAAAGTAACACCATCTAATGATAATTGACCAGCAACCATTGCTAATCTATCAATGTATCTTCTATCAGTTGAAGAAGTTTTGATTAATTTAAGAGTTGTAATTGTATTTGGATGAACAAAAGCATAAGTTGCATTGTCATGATCAGCAACCTGGATTTGGTTCATTGCAACAGTTAAAACATCAGCTTCATTTGCATTATCAACAGTTCCAGCGAAAGAACCAGCAGCAAAAGCAGTTGAAACAGTTCTAATACCATTTAAGTTAGTACCAGTACCATCACCTTCATAAACTTGTGATTCAACATCTTTTAAAAGCTCTCTCATTAATTCATTTTGAATTTCTGATTGCATAAAAGCAATATCATCAATCATTTCTTCTGATACTTTGATAAATGCAGTTCTTTTCTTAACTGATTCAGAAGCAACAACTAAATCAAAATCAATTTGATTTTTTAGATCACCTTCAGCAGTACCACCAGCAGCACCATCTTTGTTAGCTTGGTAAACCCACGAAATAACATTTGATTCAGCAGCACCTCTTGATACAACATCTAATAATCTAATTCTTCTTGAAGGAATAGCATTTAAACCAGCCAATCTTTGTTCTACTGGTACGTTACCACCAGAAACATTACTAGATATTAACATAGTTCCAGCAGCTTTAAAACTAACTGATGCACTTCTGTTACCTTTAAGACCAGATAATGCTTCTTTGTTATCTTTCAATCCTTTTTCGATTGTGTTAACAACACCTTCACCAGCTTCTTTTTCTTGTGCATTTAATTTCTTAATAGCAATACCATGTTGTTTCAAAGTATCATTTAAAGATTTCATTTGCTCTAATTTGTCAGCTTCTAAAGTTGCCATCTTAGATTTTAATTCTTCTGCAACATCTTCTGCATTTTTTGCTGAATCTTTAAGTGCTTTAATTTCAGCACTTGTTGCTTCATTTTTTGCGTTGTAATATCCAGCTAATTCTTCAGCACTCATTTTGGCTAAAACATCAGCAGATTTTTCTACAAATTTTTCCATTTTAAATTGTTTTTTTATTTGTTTGTTAATAAATTTAAATAGAACTCTTTAGCTTCATTCGGCTTAATTGGATTAGTGTCATTAGACGGCTTACCCTCTTTAAGTGAATTAATTAAATTGTTGTATTTGAGTTGGCATACTCGTAAATTATTTTCTATTTGTTCAAGTCTTTCATCAGTACCTTTTCCATTTTTCAAGGCATTTAAATAACCATTAACTTGATTATTTAACTTTTCAAGATATTCAGTTTCATTACCTTTTGAAACATTAAAAACAGGTGTTTCACTATTCGCTCCAAAAGTTACAGCAGAACATTCCATTAAATTAACCTCTTTTAACTCCCTTACTCCACTATCCATTATGTTAATCTTATCATTAACTAGCATAAAACCAATTGAATGTTCAGTTATTATACCATCTTGATAATCTAAAAAAGCATCATTTCCTTTTGTGCTTCTTCCAAGATCAGCAGTAACTGCTAAATGATCACGTGTTTCTTCTAAACTTTTTATTAATCCAATTTCTTGTTCAAAATCATGGTATCTCAGAAACTTAATTTTTCTGTTTGATGTTGATTCTGGTCCACGTTCACTAATTGATTTAGCAAAAGCCCCTTTTGATATTACATCATTGTCACTATCAACATTACCAAAAGAAGCAGCAGCAAATTGTACCCTTCTTCCAGCAGTATCTAAATCTTTAATTTCAAAAGATATATTTTTTGTTTGGAATAAATTATTCATTCGGTTCTGTTTGTTCGTTTGTTAAACTATTTATCATTTCATCAGATAAATTATAGTTTTCTCTTAATAAAATTTGCTTTGTTTCTATGCTTACAGGCATATTTAAAACAACATTAATACCATCCATTACAATCTTATCCTTTTCTGCTTCTTGCTTCATATCTCCTTGCAATGCTGGTATGTTAGAAAAGTCTTTTCTCATTCTAACATTACCATCTGGAAAATGATTTTTAGCGATAAAATTAGTATGTTTTGTTGCTATTTTTTCAGCTATTGGAATGATACAATTTGTGTACATTGCTTTTTCAGCTTCTTTTCTGTTGTTAAAAGTTTTATTTGCTGGATCATTAAACAATGAACTATCCAATCCAAGTACATTACAAATAGCTCTCAAAGTAATAACATCTTTTTCAATCAATTGTAAATCTGTTGAACTCATAGCCATTTGAATAAACTTCAAATCTTTATTAGTTACTTTTACCTTTCCAAAATTATGTGTTCCAGCAGTATCTCTATCAAATGATTCTTGAATCTTTTTAGCCTCATCTTCTAACATAGGTCTTTGACTGGAATCTGTAACCATACCAGCAACACCTCGATTCTTTAACAAATGTGCATCAGCTTCCCATCTATCATTACCTACTTCAATAACACTTCTTGCAACATCAAAAACACTTAAACCATCAAATGATTCTTGCACACTTTCATATGAAGGATTGAACATCATTGTGTGTTCAACTTCACCTTCTTCAAATGTTCTTTTATTCATTCCAAGCTCGAATTTATACCTTACATTAGGCATAAAAAAGTTCTTTGATGTTATCGCTTCTACATTATTACTTGGTAATACATCAACTTCTTGAATCAATCCATTGATCATTTCACCATACAGATAAGTGTTACCTGTTCCAAGTAGGTAAATAATCATTTGTTCATCAATATCAGACCAGGTGTAACCCTTCCCCATATTTGGCATTCTCATTAAGTCATGTATAGAAGTGTTTTCTATTACTTCATAACTTCCATCTGATTGCCTTTGTTCAACAATCCATTCAACACTTTTAAAAACCTCTACAATTTTTCGTATAACAGAATATACATCAACATTTGATTCATATGAATCTTCTAAAGATGTATTTGATTTAAATTGATACGTGAAAGGCTTCCATTCAGAATATACTGAATAACTACTTAATGATTTCTTTAATAAACTATAATTTTTATAGTCTTTTACAAAAGAATTTAAATTGTTAATGATTCCCATTAAAAAAAATTAGTACAAGGCATCTTCACCTCGTGATTAAATTTAATCCCTACAAATTTAAATAATTATTTTGATATTATAAAAAAATTTTATACAAAAATCATTTTTGATTCTCTTGACATTTCATCATAAGCATAACGTGCAGCATCAATTGCATGGTTATAATCATCAATAGGCTTGTTTATTTTGTCATGCCATTTATAATTATTCAGCTCTTTTTTAATGTTATTAGAATCAATGTCAACAATAATATTATAATCTTGCATCTGTGCTATTCCATTTAGTATTGAATCCTTTCCTTTTATGCATGGATAAACTCTATGCCCTTTTTCTTGAAGTTCTGCAATCAATCTTGGTTCAGCATTATCTGCAATTACAGTATCATTTGGATTTATGGTCCTGAATAACATTTCATTTATTTGTGATGTACTCATTCCAGTTTGATAACAATATTCCTTTAAATAAATGTTATTTTTATCCTTTGCTACCTTAACAAGTGTTGTTGGATCGTTAACATATCCAAAATCCATTCCATAAACATAAGGTAATGATTCATCAAATTTACCTTCGTTCCAGTTTTCAAATATGACACCTTCTGGTTTTTCTAGCCACCCACCAATATAATTATGGTAGTACCATTTAGGATTGTTTTTTTTGGCTAATTCTGCTTTATTTATGAATGATTTAGATAAAAAATGTTCTGCAATCTTGTATGTTGTATGAATGTGTTCTACATCATTATGATCTGAAACTGTTACTTTATATCCTTCAACATCTATCTGTTTACTGTTGTTTTCTATCCACCTTTTGTAAATAAAATGCTCTTTTGTTGAAGGGTTTTGAATCCAAATAACCCTATTTTGAATTAAATTAGATCGTATTGAATCATCTATTGTATCAAACGTTTTTTCATCATCAAAATCTTCACCTTCTTCAATTACCCATGTTGTAATACCACTCAATGATTTTAAATTTGCTGTTTGATTACCAGAACTTGTTTTAATACCGCTAAAAATGATAAAACTTCCTGTTGTTAAGTTTATTATCTTGTCTTTTGTGATGTAAAAATTGCCTTCTGAATTGTTTCTTTTTAGTGTTTCAATAAATTCTGGTATGATTGATTTTGTTGCAGAAGTCATTGTGTACCTAGTGAACAAAATACCTTGATCTTTTTGATATGTTAACCTACAAATAAAATCATGTACTGTTGTTGATTTCAAAGAACCACGCCCACCAGTAACTAAAAAATACCTTTTATCAGAAGTGTATAAAGGCTTATAAACTTTATTTATACTTACACCCATTCAACTGGTTCAATACTTGCTATTGTTACAGTATTTTCAACTTTTTCTTTTGGTTTTCCAAGCAAATGTTCTGCAATGAATTGTTGTCCTCTTGTTGTTTGTGCAAAATCATGTAAAAACATAATCGTATTTTCATCGTCACCATCTTTTTTATACAGCTTTTTTAGTGCTGCTTTTATAAGATTCTTTGCTTTATCTTCATCATTCTTAGAAGGTCTACCAGCCCTTCCTTTTGTACTATGCCCACCGTTATTTTTTCTCTTATCCATAATTAATAAAAGTTTAATTATTTAATTTAACGTGTTTAATATTTTTATTGTTGCATAAGTACCACCCAAACTAAATAAGTACCACAAATCGCATTTAAATATCATTGGATAGGTTATTATGTTGATCCATGCACATTGGCAATAAATACATAATCCTAAAGGCTTTAAAATAGCTCTTTTTCTCCTATGCTGCTTTTGCCAATTCTTTATCCAATGGTAATTTAACCAAAGATAGTATCTTTTTAGTATTCCTTTGTACGCTTCTTGAAGAAACATTGAAAGGCCTCCCACCATGAGGCAATATAATAGTAACTGAACAACCACGTTTTGTTTTACAACTGTTTAACATTAAGCAAATATACTAAATTCTTTTA